CGCTCTCGGCCGCCATGGCGCGGGTCTGCGCTGCGGTTCGAACCTCGACCAGGGCGAGTTCGTTTTTCTGCCCCTGAATCTGCGTGTGCTTCGCCATCTCGGCCGAGCTTGACTCAAGGATGGTCTTGTGCATCTGCTCGACGCCCAACGCTTTGGTTAGGGCGGCGACCTGATCCCACTGATGGCGACCGCGGGCGACGTCGAGCTCGCCCTGCACTTCGCTGATGCGTTCGTTCTCGATGGCGAGCGATATCTTTCGCCGCTCCAGATCGATCTGCTTGTCAGCTTCGGCCGCTACGCGCGGCGTCGTGTAGCTGAAATGCTGCTGTTCCTTTTGCTTCTCGGCCAGGGCATCCAGCGCGGCATTTGCGGCGACGTAGTCCTTCGACGCCATCGCTTGCGCGATATCCTCTGCATCGCGCTTCATCGCGGATTGAAGCGTGTTGAGGCGAGCCAACTCCGGGGCTACCTTCTTGGCGTTTTCGGCCAGCTCCGCGAACGACCGAGAAGTCTTGGCGACTTCTTCGTTCCAGACCTTCTGTCCAGCGATACCCGATTCCATCGCCGACTTGTAAGCTTCGCCGATCTCGCGAGCCTCTGTACGTGATTTGCTGTCGAACAGCGACGGCGTAGGAATGTCGAGATTGCGCGCCGCAGTCGTTCCTAGCGCGGCCGTCGATCCTGCGATCAAAAAGTCTACGTAGTCCTTAATTCCCTTGGCGTCGTCCTTGATATGTTTAGACGCCGTGTCGATCCCATCCGTGCTGAGCGTCGCCATCGCCTTACCGGCGTCGAAGATGTCGCCGGTCAGGTTCATGATGTCGCCGGTGAGGTCGACGATGGCGCGATTTATAGCCTTGCCGTCCTGCTTCCATGTGTCAAGGAACTCGCTACTCGCTTCGTAGTCGACGCCGATCGCCTCGCCGACCTTACGGAAGACTTCGTAGGAAACTCCGACAGCGGCAGTGAAAGCTGTAAGGGCCGCTACCGGCAACCCAAGCCCACGACTCTGAGCGGCAAGCTGGATCGCCTGCACGGGATCGCGGAACTCAAATCCACCCTCGCGGAGCGAGTTCTGGAGAGCACTAAACGAAGCCTTTGCTTCGCGGGTGCGCGCTGTAGCGCGGTCGACAACGTCGGAGATGGCGGCGAATCGCTGAATGTATTGCTGCGCCGCCGGCCCAGCCTTGCCCATCTCGTCGCGGATCTGTTGCTGGAGTTGGACGAGAGGGCGAAGCATCCGGTCCGTGACCTTACCTAGCGCCGCAGACGATTCGAACGTCGCCGCCTGCTTGTCGAAGTTCTTGAACAGCAGCGATAGATCAACGTTGCTGAAGGAATCCTCGATCGCCTTTGCCGACTTCTTCGCCCTCGCCTCAGCACTGTCCAAACCAAGCTGCAGCTTGGACGAGTCGGTCTCGATCGCGACAAAAGTCGTACCTAGAAGAGGGGCGTTATCTGGCATTCGGGTTCCTTAGATCAATGATCACGACTCCAGCGTCGGGATCGATCCTGCGCTCCAGATCGGAGCGGTAGCGCTCAAAGGCGTTCGGGTCAGCGTGAGCGGCGACGCGCAGAAGGTCGAGCATCCGCAGGTCGCGCATCGCCTGTAGCTTCTCTACGGCCTCACAGAGATCGCGCTGCTGGCGAATCGGCATCGCGCGCAACTCGGCGCGCGTGTAACTCAGCTCGCTGGCGATGATGGCGGAGCGGTCGATCCGGACTCCGCCTTGGTCTCCAAAGGGGGCTGCTGATCCCCAGATGCCTCCCACTTGAAAAGCGATTCGCGCACGAATTCGAGTTCACGAATTGGCAGAGTGCGGAGGTATTCCTCCGTCAGGCCGGGACAGAAGGCGACGATCTGCTGTCGCGCGACGGCGAAGACGTCCTTCATTGTCTTGCTCTGCCCTGTTTCGCTGGTCATGGCGTCGATCTGATCTTCGGAGAAGTCGTCGAGCCATTTGGCGGGGACGGAGGTTCCGTCGCTGAAGGTGATGGTGCGCGGCTTGGGGTCTTTTGCCATTCGATGAGTGACGGGCGCGCGAGCGGTTCACGCGTCCGGTCCTTTCCCTGGTAGGTTACGAGATGAGCGAGCGGTCGCCAACCGAGTCGAACTCGTTGTTGTGGTTCGGGTCGGGCCAGCCCCGCAGCATGACCTGAAGGGTGCGGTCGCTGTCCTTGGCCCACTTGATTGTGTTCGTGTCCGTGGAGGGGCCAGCCTTCCAGACTTCGACGATGAGCGTCTTGTCGGTCGTCTGTGTCGTCCCCGTGACGGGGATGATGCGCATGCGCCGACCAAGGCCGGAGAGCTCCAGTCCGACCGAAGGCGATGTCCGCTTGACGAAGTTGCCGGACGTTCCCTTGATGAGCGGCAGGGACTCGGGGATCGCGATCGAGAGCGAATCGGCGTCCCACTGCGCGAGCATGATCTTGTAGGTCACCTTCCGGTCGGAGAGCGTTTCCTTGACGATCCCGAGCTGGTCGGTAGGAGACTCGTAGCTCTTGGTCTCCACAGTCCGCTCGATGCCGCCGTTGAGCAGACCGAGGTTGATCATCACGCTGAACGTCGCGCCGGTATGGGCAAGCGGGTTGGTCGTCGCTACCGCCGCCGTGTCGCTCGACGGATCCGCCGCGAGAATGATCTCATCCGTGCCGCAGAGGATGACATCGCCCTTGGAGAACTGCGTGAACTTCGTCCCCGTGCCGGTGATGGCCGTGCTCGAAGTCGTCGTGGTAATCGTTCCGACCGCGTCGACCTCGTACATCACGTCAGCCGGGCCGGTCTTGATCTGGTCGATTCTGTAGCCCATTTTCGTAGCTCCTTTTTGTTATCCGATCCACCTGACGTGGACATTCATGGGTTGATGGAAGAGCCGAGTGTCTTGCTCGAATTGATCGGGGCCGAAGCTAGCGGCGGTTTCCCGGAATTCGAGACCGGCCGGAAGTGAAAGAGGAGTCGCGTTCAACGCGTCACGTACGCGGCGCGCGAGAGCACCCACGAGCCGTTCGTCTAACGAAAAGATTGAGACCTGGTAGTCGTCGTCGTGGATGAACGCTTGCGTGTTCTCGATCGGCGAGACCGTCGCGATTGCAATTCGCGCCCGCGGTGCATCGGCTGACGTTGGCGGGAGCGTCGCGTAGTCAGCGACGCCCGTGGATGCCGCCGCGAACTTGGCATTGGTAGCAGGCCATGCGCTGGAGATCGCCTCCGCACTCCCAAGCATCGACACGATCCCCGCATCCGCCACAAGGACGGCGTAGATGGCGTCTTTGATCTCGATCATTTCGAGGCTTGCTTGCGAATCAGGGCGGCGAGGGCGGGACGCCACGCGGGGTGCGGGCGCATACGGCTCGTCCCGAATTCAAGATCGTTCGCGATGCTGCGGTCCGTGTGGCCGGCTGGCGCGCCACGCCCCGACTGAATCGTTACACCGATATGAACTTGCCAGTCCGTTCGGTTGATCCGTTGCGCCGGCGTCATCGCGACACCCTTGCGGAGAGCTGCTGACCAAATCGCGGGAGCCTCGCCGGGAGCCGAGGCTCTGTGGACGCCGGACACCATTTTGTAATCGGCACTCTTGCGCATCCGGTTGAGCTGCCGCTTGATCTTTTTGCGCGCTCCGTAGAGTCTCCCGGTCTTCGCTTCGCGCATCTCGGAATCGAGGATCTGCATGTAATCGGTAGCGAGATCTTCGACTCGTAGCTTCGCTCGCTTGTTGACCCAATCGAGCACCGCGCCCTGATTCGAGACGTGCCTCACGCGGTCACCAACTGCTCAAGCTTTGCGTCAATAAACGACGGCTTCAGAGACGTGTCGGTGACAAGAAAGGCGGCCCCGTTGTAGATCACATGATCCCCAATCTGTACGTCCACTGGTGTGTCGAAGAACGCGACGAATGTGCGCTTCATGACAAGGCCGAGTTCTTCGACAACGGTAGTTCGTGTTCGAACCTGAATGCTTGCCGGTTCGGAAAGTAGAACCGCCTCGAACGCTTCATTAACAGTCGCGCCGTCGCGTGACTGAACCGCCCTCTCTACGTTGACGAGATGCGGCCGTAACCGCGACTGGCGTCGCGGCGAAGTGACGGCTGGCATGGCGTTTTAGGTGATCCGCTCGAGATCGACCTGCAGATGGCGAGTCCCGACTGGGTTGACCATGATCACGCGGTACGAATCAGACCCGAACACGATCTTAGAGCTCGTCTTCACGGGGGCCGCCGGGTCGAAGTACGCCATGAGGCGGGTAGTCGTAACCCTGCCGAACGTGTCGGGCGTAAACGATGTCCCGCGATCCTGTAGGTCGACAGGTTCGTTTGAGATTGCGAGGTGATACTCGACCGCGACGGTAGAAGCGCCGCGAACTGTGCGCGAAGCGTGAACGTCTACGAGCATCGGGCGAAGGCGTGTAGGCCTGCGCGGAGACGGGGAGAATGGCGTGAGCGTTCCGAACGAGTCGAGTGCCACGCGGCCGAAGAGATGACCGGCAGCCGATTGCGAGCATGACCCCGTTGTTTGCGACCCAGCGATGCTCGGAATGGGGTCGATCGCTATCGCGCCGGAAAGAGTATGCCCTTGGGTGTCGTAGTGGAGTGTCGGCGGCGTTTGAGATGTGAACCCAGAAGCAAATCCGCCAAAGACCGCCGGCGCCGAGATTCCTGGTGCTGAGTGAGCGGAGATGGCGCCGACAGTGCCCAGTATATCCGACGTCGTCGCCGGCTGTATGTCCGTCGTCGTTGTCGCCGATATTGTGCCGTGGGCGGTGATGACGAGTAGCAAGGCGCCGTATGCGCTAGCGCCTGCAATTGCCGATATCGCCCCGACCCCATCGCTGACCGAAACAGACAACGGCGACGCAGCAGCCGCCGACGCGACGATGCCTAACGAATCGTGAGCCGTGAAGCTGGCGATTAAGCCACCAACCGGAAGTGCCGGACTAGCGAACGCCGAGGTTCCGAGCGCCGCAGAGCCGATTGCTGAATGTGGCATCCAGCGATTCTCTTTTGTATCTTGGGGGAGAAAGGCTATCGCCGCGGCTGCGGCGGACACGCCTCGCAGATGGGAGGCGGACAGTGCGGCACCGCAGGACTGTGCAGTGACGGCGCATGACAGGGCGGTGGCGTCGGCGGCGCGCACGGCTGCACAGGCGGAGTGAAGAGACCCAATAACAGCACCAAGATGGTGGTGTGCATCGACATGGTTTCCTTTCGGCGTGAGCCTTCTAGGTGATCTCGGTGATCGTGAAGTGCGAACCGGCCTTGACTGAAGAAGGTGCGGAGCCGGTCGAAAGTTCGGCAAATTGAACCGCGAAAGTGCCGCCGGAACTGACGCTCAAATACCCCTCAATTTCGATGGTGTAGAACCCGTCGCCACCCGAGCCGGACGTGTAAGTGGTGTCGTCGGCAGCGCTGTAGAGGCTTGTTATCCGAATCGACTCCATAAGGGGACCGTCGATCGCGTATCGCGCGGTGAAGACTTTCGCGGCGCCGATCAGATTCGCAGGTACGACCGAACCAGAGAGACCGGCGCGCTGACCGTTGCCACCGTCATCCACGTACAGGACGACGCGAAACAGGTAGGCCTTGCCCGCCTCTACATCAAACGACAGCCCAGGTACTTCTTCAGCCACGTCGTTCGTTTTATCGAACTGCGAAGCCAGAACGAGAGTATGCGGCATCGCGTTGAGCGTGTTGGCCGTCAGCGTGTGAACGATGGCGTATGTCTTTCCTACGGTATCGTGATCAGCGGCAGTCGTTCCCTCCTGTCCACGCTCGATCGTGAACGTGTCAACCGCTACGCCAGTGACGAGGATGATCTCGCGGTCGGGGTCGTCGCTTGCATCCGAGTAGTCCGAAGAGTTCCAGAGCGTGGCGCGGAACGGTGCGGACGGGAATCGCGCGCCGTCGCCGCTCGCCACCGTCAGCGTCGTACCCGAAGACGCGACCCCTGCCGTCAACGTGCTCTTGGCGAAGTTGGCGAAGTTATCCACGTCTTAAGTCGCGAGAACGAAGAGGCGATCCGCTCCGCTGTCGATGCGCTCGGTCCAGTCAGCAGAGGAGGTCAGTGATCCGATCGGAGTGTCGGGGTTGTAGTAGAAGAGGGGAGACGTACCGGCGGTTCCGGTATCGACTGCCAGATAGAAGCCGGAGAAGCTTCCAGTGATGGCGGGCCACGTGATGTCGTCGCAGTCGAAGGTCCCGTCAACTGGAATGTCGGTCGTGACCCCAGAGAGCGCGACGGTCGCAAGGATGTCGCTGCCGAGGTCGCTCACGAACTCATGCGCGACATCGAAGACGTACGTGTCTTTGAGGAGATAGGCTTTCGGGGTTCCGAGCGCCATCAGCGCATCGAGCATGATCTTCTTCGCGTGCTTCGGAATCAATGCGGCCATCTTGCCTCCAGGTTCAGCGCTTGTAGCGCCGGAGCGCCTTCAGGATTCTTTCGTCTGTCTCGGCGAACTTCTGCCACGAGTAGTCGCCCTGTCGCTCGTTCTGCATCTCTTCGTTGGGGCCTTGCTTGTACTTAGCGGCGACGCGCTCGATCAGCTTTTCGCGGAGTTCGCCCGGCAGATCGCTGTCGTGGCCCGTGTCATCAGCAGCCCACCATCCCGCTTCGACCTTCACCTGGATAGCATTGGTCAGTTCAGGGAACGGCCACCAGAAACGGCGAAGCCCCGCAGCGGCTGAATCACGGAACTCGCCCCACCATCCGATGCCGATGAATGTGACCGCCGGGTCATCATCGAACGGATCGGGGTTGAAGGCGAACTGCCCGATATCGACGATCGTGTTGTCGCCGAACTGCCCCGTAGGGTCAATCCGGATCTCGATCAACTGCCGGATCGGAGACTCGCGGAGGAAGATCCTCGAAACTCCGAACCCTCGCGGGTAGAGGGTGTACGTCGTCCGCTCGAACTGCCGCCCGAGCCGCTGCTTAGCCCACGAGTCGGTCGACTTGACGAGCCTCTGGAGCAGGGTGTCGGTCGGACTGACCCCCAAGAGGTCGGCGCATTCATCGTAGGTGATTAGCATCCGGCCCTCTTGACAACGTCATACAAACGACATACGTTGTGTATCTATGAACACGCTGCTTGCTCTCGCCCTCGCCGCCACCGTCCACTGCTCTTGCCCTGAACCGGTGTCCTGCAAGTTCCTCGGCTCACCTGGTCAGCGCTTCACGTTTGAGCGCGAGGCTTACCAGGTGCCGAAGGATGGCGTCATCGAGGTGATCTCGGAGCGGCACAACGGATGCGAGTCATCCCCGCAGGGTGTTCGTGTCATCAACCGCGATACCCTGAAGGATGCCAAGTTCGGGACGTGGGTGATGCAACTGCCGAAAGGAGGCAAATGATGGCGTGCCAGTCGTTCATGCTCTGTCCGGTCTGCGGGCGCTCGCATTCGTCTCCCGTTACCGTGTGCGACCACTGCGGCAATCGCTGTGGATACGACGGTGGCTGCGAGGACTGTCCCGACGGTGACGACGAGGTCGACGACGCCGCCGATCGGGAGCCGGAGTAGCACCAATGCCCGCTACCGATGTAGAGTCGTCATCCGTGGTACGACCGCCGAAGACCAAGATTTTGCCGATCCGCGCGACCGAGGCCGAGCACAAGGCTCTCTTCGACGCCGCCGAGCTCTCGGGCCAGACGTTCTCTGCGTGGGCGATGCGGCATCTTCGCAGGATCGCTTCGGCGGAACTTCGCGCCGCAGGTAAAGCGGTGGCGTTCGAGAAGAAGCGGTGAGCTACCGCTACAGCGGCGACGCCCCATCGCATACCTGTTCGTACCTGTGGCCGGAACTTGTCTCGATCCTTGATCGAGTTGCGCCCGCCCCTTCTCGAATCCTCGAAGTCGGATGCGGCAACGGCTCGACCGCCCGAATGCTTGCCGCGCGCGGCTACTATGTACAGGGCGTCGATCCGTCAGAGTCCGGCATCGCGATCGCTCGCAAGCGTTCTGCTGATGATCCGCGGCTAGACTTCTCTTGCGCCTCAACCAACGACGACCTCGCGGGCCGCTTCGGTGAGTTTCCCATTGTTGTGAGCCTTGAAGTCATCGAGCACTGCGCCGACGCGCGAGCGTTCATGCGGTCGATCCGTTCGGTGCTCGCTCTAGGCGGCGTCGCGATCATCTCGACGCCATACCACGGCTATGCGAAGAACCTAGCGATCGCGCTTTCTGGGCGGTTCGATCACCATTTCGACCCGCTTTGGGAGAATGGTCATCTGAAGTTTTTCTCGATTCCGAAGTTGCGGCAACTGTTCACTGAGACCGGCTTCGCGCGCTTCGAGTTCCGTCGCGTAGGACGCATCCCAGCGCTGGCGAAGTCGGTCATCGCCATCGTTCGTTAGCTGGTCGGTGGTGTGAACGTGTTGTAGACGGTCGTGACTCGGATGACCCCTGCACCCGGATTCACGTTCGTCGTGAAGGTGAGTGTCGTAGCCGACGCGTTGAAGGCATCAGCGTGAGCGCACGGCACCATGACGTACGTCGTGTTGGCCGTGAGCGTGGTGTTCGAAGTCGTGGCCGTTCCGATCTGGCAGAAGGCATTCCCACCGGTCACCTTCACCGTGAAATTCGAGGCGGTCGTGATGGCGGTCGTGATTCGAAGGAGGATCGCCTCAATCTGCGAATTCGCTGGAGCAAGGTTGCCGGACGTCGCGGTGGTCGTCGCACCCGTCGCCAGCGTCGTTTGCTCGGTCGATGAGAACGCCTGAACGCTCGAGCCGTTCGCGTCGGCAATCCGCTTGAAACCACCTTTCGTTGTCGTGGTGCCGCCGTTGAACTGCGTCACGCCGGCGGCATCTCGCGCCATCGCGGTATCGATAGTGGCAGTAGCGTCAGGGTCCGTCCCTGATGACCAGCCGTACATCTTGCCCGAGCCGATCTGCGTGTTTCCAGTCGAGATATTCACCGAAAACGCCGGAGTCCCGTTCAGAGAGAGAGAGATGCCGCTGCTGTTACACCAGCCGTAGTTCGTCGTGCCGTTGAAGCCGTACGGCACCGCGCCGCAGTTTGAAGTACCCGCGACCGTGACATGGTTCGTGAATGTCTGCAGACCCGTAAACGTCTGCGCCGCGTCCGATCTGGCGGCCGTGAAGTTCGCGTCTGGCAACGTGATAGTTCTCGCCGCAGTAGGGCCGAAGAACGTCAGCGCTTGTGTGGCGATTGGTACGGTCGTGCTGGCGTCAGGGAACGTCACAACGCGCGCGGTGGTAGCTGTGCCCGTGACGCGAAAGTTGTTCGAAGCCGGAGTTCCCGATGATCCGGCAAACCAGACGTCTTTCCACGGAAGCGCTGCTGATCCAAAGTCGAGCGCCGCTGCGGAAGACGGTAAAAGCGCGGCGTTGATCGATGTAGTGCCGAGATTGTTCAGCGTCGTCGTAGCCCCCGCCGCCGGAATCGCCTGCGTACCGATGTGTAGCGTCGTAAGGTATGTTCCCGCGCCGACGTTGGTTGAGAGCACACGCCCGATGACCTGCCCGCCGCTTGTCGGCCATGTCGCTAGCCCTGTATCGTGACAGTCGCCCGAGACGGTCGAGCTGATCTGCACATAGTCGCCAGCCGTCGTCGAGCCATCGAAGACGCAACTCGCTTGGCCTGAGCGCGCCACAACTGCATTTCCGGTAGTCGCACAGCCCGCAACGCAGACGCCGAGTACGCCAGACGTATCGGCAGTTCCAGCGATGACACCGGTTGACGGAGCCCCGGTGATCTTGACGAGCTTCGATGTCGTCGTGCCGGTAACGCCTTCGTTTGCGATCTCGATCGCCATCGCGTTCATGCCAAGGTCGAGATTCCCGCCGAGCGAACCGGTGGTTGAGAGGTTCGAGATGTCGGGCTGCGCCTGCGATACCGAACCGTCCGTACCGATTTGAGTGAGGAACTTGTTCGTTGCGGTCGCGAGGCTCTTCACGCCCCCGAGCGTTGATGCCGAAGGATTCGGAAGGCGTCCCGCCGGAAGTGTTCCGCTTCCGATGTTTGCCGCATTCGTAGTGTCCGTCGTGGCCGAAGCCGCGAACGAGACGTTATTCGTCTTCGTGCATGTGATGACGCCGGCGGAGGTGAGTGTGCAGTCCTGACTCAGCGAGGTCGGCGCGTATGCCGTTGCGCCAGCATTCCCGATCGGAAGTTGACCCGCGAGGGGCGGCGTGTTCGAGTAGACCGCCGACTTCGCCTGCTGATCGTTCGTGACGTTCCCGAGGGAGACATCCGATGCCGTACACGTGACGTTCGATGACAGCGCGTGACCGCAGACGGTGGTAGACGTAGCCACTTTGGCGGCAAGGTCGGTCGGGAGGTTTGTCACGGCCGACTCCGCGATCTGAATCGCAACGCTGGAGTTCGAAGTCGTAAGCCCTTTCCCGTTCGTCGTGATCTGCGACGTATGTGATGCGTCGCCAGTCGTACCGGGGGAAACGTTGACCGTTGCGAGGACCGTTGCGCCTGACGTTCCGCCGACATCTCCGGCGAAGGTGCTGGAGGTCGTGAGACATAGCGTACAGGTCAGCGTAAGGTTTCCCGACAGCGCCCCGCCGCCGCCGAGCGGGGAAGTCGTCGAGATCGTGCGCGAAGTCGAAACACCATCGGTGATCCCGTAACCAGCCAGCGTCGTATGCGGAGCTTCGTAATCGGTATCAGCGGTTGCGGCCGCGACGACGCCAGACGTTGCCTTGAGGATGCCGGAGCCAGTGAATGCGGCGAGGAGCTTGCCGGACGTTCCGGAGAAGATCGCGATGCGGCCGCTCACGGACGAGGACGGCCCGACGACGTCGCCCGACCCACTCCCGCCGGTCACGACGTGGTACGCCCCATCGTCGCCACACTGATACAGCGCCTTTGTCGCGGTCGTCTTGTACACGAGAGGCGACGATGGCAGGCACTTCGCGGGAACGGTACTCACCGGCACCGTTCCGAACGGGAGATTCGTGACGCTGGTGTTGTCCGCGAGAACAGGCACGGCGATGCATAGGACCGCAATCACGGCCCACGATCTACGAGTCATGCGATTGATTTCCTTACGGCTTGTAGATGCCGCTGATGCTCACGGCGAAGACGGGGTTCGTCCCGCCGACAGTGAGGACCCAATGACCGAAGATGTCGAGAAAGCCGAACGTGCCGCGCTGGAGGCCGACATCGTTCGCTTGCGTGAAGGTGGCGACTTCGAAGAAGTTCTCGCCATCGGCTGAGGATTCGAGCGCGACATCCAGCGTGGGGAGTGTTCCGGTCGGTCCGGCGAGCGGGGTCTGAGTGAGGGCGGTGACTACGCCGGTTCCGTCGTTACCAGTGGCCAGATTCACGACAACGAGGGCAGAGGCTGCGGCGCTGGCTTCGATGAGCGCCTTAAGGGAAGCCGCGGTGCTGGTGATCGCGCCGGCGCTTCCCGTGGCCAGGCTGACGGAGATATCTCCGCCCGATACGTTGACTGAGGCCACGGCGTTGTTCGCGCTCGGATCAACGAGCGCGACGGTGACGGTCTGCGTTCCGGCCTTCTTGGCGATGAAGGCAAGATCGTTATTTGATCCGGTCATCGCCGTGACGAGAAAGTCGTGGATGCCAACGACGGCGACCAGTTCTTTCGCGTCGAAGAACTCGAACGCATCAAGCGTGACCGTGGCATCGACGATGCGATGGCTCACGCCGCCGATCGCGACGGGGTTTTGATAGAAGACATCGTTCGCGTTGAATGGCATCCTCTACCTCGTCGCCTTCTTTTTTGTTGGCTTCTTGCGTTGCGCGTTCGTCGTCTCGGCGCAGTCTTCGGTTTGATCGATGTCCGAAGACGCATCCCGTGTGCGCACCATGCGATCCGTTGACCGGATCATCCGGTCACGGCGGCCGGGGATTGTCATGCGCGGTCTCCTGAAGCGAAGGTGCGCCAAAACGAGCAAGTCCTGGCGCACCTTCGGACCGATCAGCGGCGGTAGGCGGCGTTGATGCTCACAGCGAACGCTGGGTTGCTGGTCCCACCGAGCGTGAATGCCCACTGTCCGTACGAGGCGACACTGAGGAACTTCTTGAACTCGGTCGTTGCCGTCGTCTTCTGGGCGAACGCCGCGTTCTCAGAGAGGGACGTGATCGTTGAAGAGCCTTCGTTGAGCACGACATCGAGCGTTGGGCTTGTACCTGCCGGGCCGGTCAGCGCGGTTTCGGCGAGCGCCGTAACGACTCCTGAACCGTCGTTACCGCTCGCGTGCTGCACGATCACGGCGGCGGCTGCGGCAGAGTTGGCTTCGATCGCCGCCTTAACCGACGCGCTGGTCGACGTGATCGCCCCGGCGACACCGGTCGCGAGAGAGACCGTGATCAGCGATCCGCTGAGGTGCGTCGCGGAGAAGACCGCAGGCTTGCCAGCCCCCGAGCTTCCCGGTGCGAGTGTGGCCGTGACGAGCGCGACGAAGGCAGGGACGAGGAGCGCCGCCGTCAGGATCTCGCTCGCCGTTGAATCGGCTGCGAGCCCCGGGTCGGTGGTCTTGGCCGTGATGACGATGTTGTTGCCGGTGACGGCGACTGACAGCGGCGCGCCGGCCGCTCCGACCTGGTACGTGACCGTTACGTCCTTGGTCGAGTCTTTGGCGACGAAGAGAAGATCCTTGCTCGAACCCTGCGCCATGAGAAGGAACTTCTCGGCGTCGACCGAAAGCGCCGCGTTGTTCGCTGAAGGATCGACGTAGCGGATAGCGATGGTCTGCGCGCCCGGAGTGCGGGCGAAGAAGGTCAGGTCATTGTTCGGGCCGGTGAGCGCGGTGGTGGCGAAGTCGTGGATGTTGAGCGTGGCGTCGATGTCTCGTGCTGGGCCGAATGAGAATGGGGTTGCGGGAAGAGAGACGGACGCGGTGATGAGCTGCGGCGAGAGCGATGCCTCGCTTAGCCCGGCGCTGTCGGGATAGAAGGTGCCGTTGATGTCTACGGGCATAGCTTTCTCCTAACGTTGAAGCGGTGAAGGCCGAGGCGCGCGAAACCTGCGCCTCGGCCTGAAGGATTGGTTTGGCGATTACGCGGCGGCCGTCTCAACGACCGCGAGAGCCGGACCCCACGAGGCGAAGCCCACGCGGATGATGCCGCGCGTGAGGATCTGGACGCGGGCGAACGCTTCGCCGGCGACGTCGGAGGTCGCTACCTCCATCTGGTTGCGGTGGCCGTAGAACGCCCACGCCTTCCAGTTGCCGTACGCGAGGAACCGCGTCGAGGGAACGACTTTGGGTGTGCCGTCGCTGTTGCGCTGAAACGCCGGCATACGGTAGGAAAGATCATACGGGCGGCCCCACAGCGTGCCGGGGAGATCTCCGTCCGGCCGCTGGTAGATGTATTCGCCGGTCGACATCTTCTGGCTGCGGAGCCAGTTGAAGTAGGTCGGACTGAGAAGGTATGAAGCGCCTTCCGCCTTCGCCCCGTCCGGCAAAATGTTCTGGATGGCCAGCGCTTCGTCGAGCGTTCCGGCCATCGTCGTGCTGCCGGTGCCGGTGCGCGCGAGCACGTTGATGCCGGGGGTGTTGACGAGACCGTTGTACAGATCGCCACCCGCGATGCTGCCGACGATGCCGACGCGGTCGATCTCGAGAGCGAGGCACTGGCGAACGAGATCGGCGATGAGTTGCCCGAAGTTGATGACGGCGTCTTCGATGAGAGACCGCGGAACCGGGATGAGCGCTCCGAGTTCCTCGGCTGCGAGCACGAGCTTGTCGAAGCCGGGGAAGCTCGGCGTGATCGCCGTGTTCTGAGAAACCCAGTAGGCCGACATGCCGCCGATGACGGCGCCGATGTTGACGGTCGCGGTCCCCATCGGGAAGTCCATCGCGATGCGCGGGTAGGTGCCGGTGGCCGGGATGAGGCGAAGAATCTCGGTCGCCACGTCCGTCGGAACGAACACGCCGCCGCTCGAGGGCGAACTGTCGACGTCGCGCTCCATCGCGCCGAACGCCAGCGTCCCGGCGCGGTCCTTCTTCCACTCCGAACGAACGATCTGTACGAGCCGGAGTGCCGCCTCGTCGCTGACCGAAGGCTCGATCGACTTGCCGTCGGCGCCGATGTGGAAGGCGGCGTTGCGCTGGTACTTCATGCCGCGCTCGACCTTGGCGATTGCCTGAGCCGCGGCTTTCTCGGCCTCGGTGCGCAGAGCGCGCTCTTCGGCGAGACCCGTTTCTGCGGCGGCGAGTTTGGTGCGGACTTCTTCGAGCCGTTCGTTGACGGCCGTCGCGATTGCGGCGCGGCCTTCGGGTGTGGCCATGAGCGCCAGAAGTTGCGGGTTGATCTTCTCGGCGACGCTGCGAACGACGTCGTCGAGCTGCATGAGTTTCGAGGTCTCTGCCATGAATCCTCCCAAAGCAAAAGCGCCCGCCTCTTCGCGGGTCGCGGGGTACTTGAACTGCGGGTTGTTGTTCCTACGTAGCGGTGCGCCTCAAAGGCAGCACGTCGGTTCCGTAGAGGTCGCGCTGGTTGCGGGAGGTGGACCGATTGGCGGCACCAGCAGCCGCATCGTCCGTGGCAGCTACCTGAATGAGTTGGCCCGCACCATCGCCACTGCCAGGCGAAGCGGGGCCGCTAACGACTTGGATGAACTCGCCGACTGATCGATTCGCGTCCACCGGATCGTCGTCCGGGGTGGCATCGCCTTCGATCATCCGCTTGCAGTCATCCATGATTGCCGAGGCGTGATCGACTACCGCTTTCGCGCGGTCCGCCACGCCCTGAATCTTGTCCTTGTTTTTCGCCGAGAACTCTTTGCCGGCGCGGGTACGACGAGGTGCGGCGGTGCGGCCGGACTTGTCTACTGGGACATCTGCCTGCAATTCGGCTACGGCTTCGTCAATGCGATCTTCGGCGTCATCAAGTGCGGACATGACCGTCGTCTTGTCGTCGTCAGCTTTGTCGCTGGCGTTCCATAGCTTCATGAGCGTTTTGGTTGAGGAGTTCAGTTGCGCAAGCGACTCTTCCGGAGTCGTTGGCTCCGGCTCATCGTCGGCGGCGCGAGCACGAACGCCAAGCGCTGCGCGGTTCGCCGGATCTTTGGCCCACGCGACGTACTTCCGCATCTCTTCGGTCGAGACGTCGGCCGGGTTGCTGTACGTCATGTCCGGATACCAAAAGTCGGCCATGATGAGGAGCCGATCGACGCGCCACATGCAGTCCATGACGAGCATCGCGCAGTGGCGACGAAGTTCGCTGTGCTGCGAGCCTTCCCAGCCGGACAGGGCCGTGGCGAGCTGTTCGGAGGTGATGTCGATCAGGTCCGATAAGGTCTGCTGTTCGAGCGTCGCGACTTCCGGCGCGACCTCGTCATCGCAGTCGCATCCGATGCTTGCGAGCATTCCACAGACGGAGCAGCACTCCTGGACCTGGTAGCACGGGTCGACGTAGCAGAAGTCACGAAGCGACTCGCGAGCCACGCGGACACCGGCGCGCAGTGCGGCGATGCGCGCAGCCGGAGACTTCGCGGAGCGCGCTTTGCTTCCGGCGCACTCCTCTTCAACGCAGTTCGGGCAGTCGGCGTGGCACGAACACGTACCGTCGTCAGCGCGCGTGGTGCATTCGCACGCCGCGCCGTCGGTGCAGCACGGACACGAAGTCGCAGCATCGCGCCTCTTCGTTCCGCGAACGCTTCGCTCTGACTTGTCGATTGATTCGAGCAGCTTGCCGGCCGCGTCTTCGATGTCGGACTGTTTCTGTTGCGCTGCCCGCTGTTTCGCGGCGATGACGGCGGACCGGAAGACCTTCCCGTCCTTGCCGAATGGGTACTTGAACGCAGCCTTCGTCTCAGCGTTCGCCGAATCGTCTTTGCCGAGGAACCACTTCGCGTAGTCGATCCAGTTGGCCGGATCGCCGAGAAGCTTGTTCTCGTCGTCGGCCGAGATCGACCAGTCCGAATCCTTGTCTACCTTGCCCGATTCGGTGAGAGCGGTGGCGTGATCGACGCCGGCTTTGTTGACTGTGATTTTCATCCGGTCCTCCGTGGCGCGGCGCGATGGCTCCGCATTTCTCGTGGCGAGGAAGATTGGAGCGTCATCGAAGACGCCGGGAAGGATTCCAAGTTGAATCAGGGCGGTGAGGCCGCTGTCCGTGACCGCGTTACGCTGGAGCGCTCGCTGTAGCGCCTCACGTCCCGAGGGCACGTTGCACGGGCTGATCTCCATCAACTCCACGTCGGTGTATTCGACGTTTTCGGGATCAAGGAACTGCGGCATGTCGGCCGCGATGCGTTTGACGAACGCGTGAGGCATAAACCCCGGCGAGACTGCCCGGAGCATGTCGTCGTTCATTAGGCTTTCGAGGAGCATCGGCAGGTTGGCCCCGCCAAAGGTTTTCCACGAGTCCGTCGCGAACTTCAGGTCAGCAACCCAGCGGTCACCGTCTTGCTGCAGGTTGAGGGCGTTTCCGACGGTCGGAATCCACGAGATGTGTGCCCACTGCATGACCGGGTTCGCGCGGAACGAGGCGAGGCGCTTGACCCACGCGTCTGGGCGAATCGTGGAGCCGTGACGATCCTCGCGCGCCGTCGTCATGACGACCGGGATCAACCCGTTGTCGGCGCTGCGGGTCTTGTCGAGACGGATCGCGGCGGCTGTGATGCGGAGGTTCGAGTCGTACGGGTGAACAGCCACCGGCGCTATCGGCGGCGCGTCGTCGCGTCGGCCCGCGCTTCCTTTCGGCATCACGATCATTCGGCAAGGTCCTGAGCCTCGAACCTGACGAGGCAATGAGTGTCGTCATCGAACACGGCCACGACGCGGCGAACCGTTCCCGCCACGCCATTGAGAACGCCGAGCATTCCGACGGTCGGGAAGATGCCTGATGCGTTGCGGACATGCACCTGAATCGTTGGGTGGTCGCGGAGCGTGTCGTTACACGGGACGCGGTTCGCGATGAGGGCGTGAGTTGCCGCTGGGTCTGCCGCCAGCATCTCGTTCAGGAGAGCGGCGATTTGGTCGGCGATAGGCATTACAATTAGCCCCCATGAAGATCATCAATTCGGTCGACATCACGAATCTCTTTCCGATCCACCCGGCCGTTTCAAAAAAGGGCATTTCGTTCGCCTCGCTTGATGTCGTGCGAAAAGCTTTTGAGGCTTTCGAGGTCAGCGGTAAGAATCCGCTAACGCCAGACGACGCCACACCGACGCCAACGTGGACCTTATGGCACGACGACACGCCGCACCACTAGCAGACAACTTTATGAAGCGACTCGACTCCGATTTTCCGTACGTCGGCAACCGCGATTGCGATGCCGCCTCTGCGGTACTCTCTGCGATCAATCGGGATGACTTTGAGGCTTACTCTGTCCGGCCTTACGACAGGCGTTGCGCCGCAGTGGAAATCTACGTGCGATCGGCAAAGGTCAACGATGTCTGCTTGATCGGCTTCACTGTGCCGTTCGAGCTTATCCGGGCAGAGGCGCCTGACGATCTGCGGCGACTTCTGACTGAAGTCGCCGTCAACGGTTTAGCCAAGGCTGAACGGCGCAAAGAGCGAACGGCGTCTACGCCCCCAACCTCTGCGCCACCTTCGCTAGCACCCTCCCGCGCTGATCGTTGAAGTACCTGCCGAGCCGGGACGCAAAGCGTCGATCGGCATTCCGCAACCCGACGATGACGGCAGCGCGGTGATAGGCATCGCGCCGAGCCTGACCGACGATCATTCGCTCTCCGCTGAGGCGCGCCGGCATGTAAACGCACCGGCACCCGAGCACTTCGTCCCTTGCGCCCTGAGGGTCTTGCGGATACCGGCACCCGTTCGAAAATGTCTCGCCGAGCTTGACTATCTCGCCATCAACTCCCGTCCCGGGAGCGTGGGACGCTCTAACATTGTCGTCGCGGCACGAGAGCCATTCACCGGCCTCGTAGCCCATGTCTTCAACCTGCAGGAACCGGCCGCCGTTGAGCGCCGAACCGTTCTCTTGCCGCGCGATGAAGTCCGCCTGGTTCTTGCGGACGTTGAACACGTCACGGATGCCCTTGGCGATCGTTTCCGGCGAATCGCCGTTGTTCATCCCGGTCTTGATGGCCTTGAGGATCTGATCGCCCGTCGTCTGGTTCACGCTGGTAATGAGATTCGCGCGGGTGCCAAGGAAGTCGCGCACGTATGGGGAATCGATCGCGACGAGAGAATCGACTCCCACTTCTGGCGCGGCCGGGATAAGGTCGCGGATCTGCTGCGCCCCCAGCTTGATAGCCACGATATGAAACTTCTCGGCAATCTTCTGCAGTTCAGCGTCGTCATCGGTGACGATCTGAAAGATGGCTTGTAAGTCGTCCTCGGGGATGGTGTACGGCACGGCGTCCGCGCTGTCGCGGATGAGGAT